GCTAACATAAAGATAGCCTGTAATCACAGGTACCGTCTTTGTGACTGCGGCGCGGTCCATTGCATTGGCCCCTGTAAGTTCACCCAAGCAACATTATTAAGTAACGAACCAAAGCCAGAGAAGCGAGCCCCTTGCTGCTTTCATGGTGGTGAATTTATATGACCCACGCCTTTGATACCGGAGATGCCTACGACAACTGGGAACCGGCAGACCCTGCTAAGTTGCTACCTAAAGCAGTGATACTAGACCCACACTGGACACCTATGCCGGTGGATGTGATAGAATTGGAGATATGAAGCGCAAACCACGCTGTTAAGCCATTTATTTGAAAAAATATCTTTATGGCACGAGGCGGAAAACGAGAAGGTGCAGGTAGACCAGAGGGAACGAGAAACAAGCGTGACTTTCTCGCCTATTGGAATGATGCAGAGATCAGTGAATTTGCGGAATTCGTCAAGGACGCCTACAAGGAAGACATGCGCATCCTAGGCTGGGTTGGTGATCAGATATTTGGGAAGCCACAACAATCTATTGACCACACGACGTTAGGAAAGGAGTTGCCCACGCCTATATTAAATGCAATACGTAGCGACGACAGCACTACACAAGATAAGGAAGCTTAAAAAGCGCCTGAAGGTCATACAAGGTGGCTCCTCCGCCGGTAAGACCATTGCCACGCTCCTGATCTTCATCGACGCTGCACAGCGCGAAAAAAACGTAATAAACTCTGTAGTCTCAGAGACAATCCCACACCTAAAACGTGGGGCTATGCGTGACTTCCTGAATATCATGCAGGCGCACAACTACTACAAAGACGACTGCTGGAACAAAACGGACTTTGTGTATACCTTCGAGACTGGCTCAAAGATCGAGTTCTTCAGTGCTGACAGTCCAGATAAGGTGCGAGGCCCTAGACGTAATGGCCGCCTATTTCTCAACGAATGCAATAACATTGGCTATGAGACTTATACCCAGCTCGCTATCCGTACTGAAGGAGATATTTACTGCGACTTCAACCCAGTCCAAGAATTCTGGTATCATGAACATATCAAAGATAAACTAGAGCATGACTTCATCATCGTCACGTACAAAGATAACGAAGGCCTCCCGAAAGTCATCGTTGACGAACTCGAAAGCAGGCGCGGTAACAAAGCGTTTGCGACCGTCTACCTCGATGGTCAGCTTGGAGAAGCTGAAGGCCGAATATACACAGGCTGGAAAGAGATTGATGAGATACCTCACGAAGCAAGACTGGAACGCTATGGACTCGACTTCGGATATACCAACGATCCTACTGCAATTGTCGCAATCTATTATTACAACGGAGGGTATATACTCGACGAAGTCACCTACACCAAAGGGCTTTCAAACAAGCAGATAGCTGACATCCTTCTAAACCTCAAGAAAGCGCTCATTATAGCTGATAGCGCAGAACCAAAGAGTATTGCTGAGTTGCAGTCATATGGTCTGAACGTCCTGGCAACGACCAAAGGACCAGGCTCAGTCCTGCAACGTATCCAGATGATGCAGGATCAGCAGATAAGCGTTACGAAACGCTCTCTAAACGTCCTCAAAGAGTACCGTAACTACCTCTGGATGACTGACGATAAGACTGGTCGTGTTACCAATGAACCTAGTCCGATTTGGAACCATGCCATGGATGCAGCAGGCTACGCCCTCGCATCTCTTGTGCCAATATTAAAGCGTCAGGAACTTATCGACAGCCTCCCCACTATCCATGACACAAACCGTGGTAATATTGCTGTATGAAAGGTGGCATCTCACTTAACGACTTGCGTATACCAATGACCAACGAAGAGCAATGTGCTGAACTTGCACAGACTGTGAAATGCAAGATTGCTCCTTCTGCCGTCCATGGTGTGGGCGTATTTGCTATGCGCGACATCAAGAAAGGCGAAAAGTGTTACTGCGCTCTGACCGTCAAGCCAAACTGGTATACCGTGAAGTATGACAAACTCAAGAAGTATCTGACGCCAGCACGCCCTGAAGTCTTACAACTCATCATGGATCGATGGCCACAGGTGTACAATGGCTCCCAGTTCATCTCCCCTAACTACGACGCTCGCCTTTGTTCTTTTATGAACCATGCAGACAAACCTAACTACGAGCCTGTGTCTGATCTAGCTTTAGAAGACATCAAAGCAGGCGAAGAGCTGTTCGAGGACTATCGTGTTATCAACAGGTACGAAGAAATTTATCCGTGGCTACATCCTGTATCATGATATGGGTTACAAGATATTCGTGTGCCGCAAGTGCCAGAGATATTGCGAAGTCCTAGCAGGACTACACTCTAGCTGCTGCAATGCGGGTATCTATCTACCAGCTAAAGAACGTGAGCAAGAAAAAGCGCGTACAAATCCAGCTATATGAACTGCCGATGCTTTCAATGTAAGACAGGTTATGAGAGCAACAAAGAAGACGATGTTGCCGGAGATGGCCGCTGCCCTGCTTGCGCCGAGAGAGCTAAACTCATGGCGCTCAAGGTAGACGTAGACATGTCGAACCGCCGCCGAGAAGGCTCACCCTCACGCATCCGCCAGCTATTCACAGAAGAACAGATACGCACAGGTTTAGTGCTCGATAACGCAGGCCGTGTACTTGGTGGAGCGGCTGCTACTCCAATCAATCCATACACCCAATTAGGGATAACCTCATCCGATCATGGCGAAAAAGAAAGCTAAAGTAGTACCAGAAGTAATGGAATATTCGGTTACCCTTACTGTTAATGGTGGGGATATTTCAGTTTCTGGAGCTACACTAACCGAGGCGTTGTCTAATCTCCCCGCATTCACTCCTAAAACAACCGGATCGCTTGTCGTATCTAAGTCTGGCAAAAACAGTAAGCCTATACCACTCAATATCAACGCTATTAAGCGCATCCAGGCCCCTGGCCTCACAGGAGATATTAACCGCACGATCCTAGCCAAACGATATGAATTCTTTGCCTGATAACGTATTTGATTACATAAAGACTCAAGAGGCTGAATTCGGGACTGACATCGAGGTAATGGAGAATTGGAACTGGAACTTTAAGGACCATGTCCGCAACTCTACCCTAATGAAATACGGCAAGTTTATTAAAGGTTCAAACGAACTTGCTAGTAAGAACCCAAAAAAGAACCTAGTCTACGCCAACTTGAACCTACGCTATCGTGCAGAAGATGTGGACTTGAAGAATGTCACTTTGTATACCGAAGACAGCAATAAATACCATCTATCCTTTCTAATCAAGAAATATCACGATGAAAAGTACATCGTCGAACACGATCTCGACACCTTTTTCGATGAAACAAAGGAGGAAAAGATAGATTTAGGCGCTACGATAGCGCGTAAAGGTCCGACTGGGCCGGTGCATGAACCCCTCGATAGCATAGCTTTCTGCGATAAAACCGACCTCAAGTCAGGGCCGCTTTGTTTTAAGAGTTTCTACTCCCCCGACGAACTGCTGGATATGGAGAAGATCGGATGGGGCTCTCCCGCTAACGGCGCTGACGTATCTCTCGAGGAACTAGTAACGCTTGCTGAGATGTCCAAACAGCAGGACTCTACCAAGGGACGTAAGACCAATACCCCAGGTAAATATATCGAGGTATACCGCCTCCATGGTTCTCTCCCTTCTCGTTGGTTGCCAGGCGCTACAGACAAAGACAAGAAATTCGTGCGCCAGATACGCATTGTCGCCTACTACAACACCAAAGACGGCAAGATGCAGGGCGTCAACCTCTACGCCAAGAAAGAGTACGAGAACCCATTCAAAATCCATCTCAGTGGCCACAAGATACGCAATCGTGCATTAGCTTTTGGAGGTGTAGAGGAATTGATGGACCCCCAGATATGGACCGACTACAGCGAGATCAAAAAGCGTGACATCTTGGACGCAATCTCCAAGGTAATCTACATAACCGATGATCAGTCATTCACCAACAAGAACAAGGTGCGCGACGCTGATAATGGCCAGGTATTCACAAAGACTTCTGGGACCACGTTTGAAATGCTTCAGTCTAGTGCTCCAAACGTCCAATTCCTAAATCAATGGATGCAGGAACTGGAGATGCACGCTCAAAGCATCTCAGGCGCTACCGACGCTCTCCAGGGCAAAACCCCAAATGCTGGCACACCGTTCAAGCTCGAAGCCCTCGTGACCGATAACGGTATGGGCCTCCATGAATATAGACGCGGTAAATTTGCTAGTTGGATAGCCGAGATTTACCGGGACTGGATAATCCCAGACATCGCCAAAGAGCTTACTAACGGCACCAAATTCCTCGCAGAACTTTCTTCTGATGAGCTTGAGTACGTCACTAATTGCATGGTCACGTATGAAACCAATAAGTTCAAAGTAAAGACCATTCTAGAAACTCCGCTCGGCCAGTTTATCGACCCTGCCGTATTCGACAGCTATGAACAGCTTGTGCGTGAAGAATTCCAGAAGAAAGGCAACAAGCACTTTATCGAAGTGCTCAAGGGCGAACTCGAAGGTATTGAATTTAAAGTAAAGGTGGATGTTGCTGGTAAACAGAAGGACTTGCAGGCTCTCGCGGACAGGTTCTCCAACCTTCTCAGATTCGTATTCTCTACCTACGACCCTAATACCAAGACATTTGGTGCCCTTGAAGACCCGAAAGCTGTTAAAGCTTTCAACAAACTACTTGAATACTCAGGTATGGATGCACTCGACTTCGGCTACCTTCCAGCTAAATCACAGCCACAGATGATGCCTTCACCTATGCAGCCTGCACCTCAAGCAGCTCCTCAACCATATGCCCAATCCTAGCGAAGAGAAATTAGCTGCATTTGTAGCAGATGAAATACTGTTTGCCGCTGTAAAAGCTATATTGCTTGAACAATTCGACCTAAATCTTGAAGTGGCCGATACCATGTCAGACGAGCAGATTGCTGAGCTTGTAAGCGCCCGTGTACGTGGTCGTAAACTACTCAAACAAGGCTTTCGACAGATTGAAAACTATAAACGTGATAACGCAACCGGATCACTTATCAACAATTTCGTTTAATTACTAGCTTTATCAGTACGTTATACTAAATCCACTCTATGCCATTAACTAAAGCCAACAAATACAAGAACCTCACCGCCTCAACCAATGCAATCAAAGGCGGGCCCGGTGTCCTCGTCGGCATGTATGTGAACTCTACCTCCTCTGGCACCATTAAACTCTACGATAGCCTAACTCAGGCAAACACTGTGCTCAACAACACTATTACCCCAGCTGTTGGGTGGCATTCACTCGGCAACGGGGCTTTCGGTGTTGGCCTCTCTGCAACCATCGGCGGCACATTAGACGTTACGCTTTATTATCAGTAATAAAAAAGCGATATGTTAGAAGATTTCCGGCTTAAACCCCTGCGAGAGAAACACCTTAAAGGGGCGCCAGCCAAAAAAGAATCGAAAGAAAAGGTCGAGAAATTACCAACCAAACATAAGAAATAGATATGGATCAAGTATTAGCATTGCTTTTGCAGGTATTACAGATCGTTACGGCCCTCATGGGTCACGTCCAGACACAAGAACACCGTATAGCCGCTCTTGAGCGAGGTAATGTTGCCGTCGTATCCGAGACATTTGCTGCCGCCAGTGCCCCAGCACTTGTGAACGGCTGCCAAGAAATCAATGGTACGACCATTTGTAGCTACGGCAGTGCATGGAAAGCAGCTTCGACGACCTGTGTATTCAAGCTCCCAAACGCAACCTCTACACTTGTCGCAGCGGTTTCGAGAACCATCAACCCTCAGGGCACCGCAAACTTCGGTGAATGGGGCTACAACAGAGTAGGCGATAGCTCTACCTCTACGTCGCTTGGATTTGCGCCAATAAGCGCCACCATTCAGACATCGATTAGTGCATCAACCACTGGCTCATCCCCGCTCAACTTAAACAGTGTTCTACCACCTAATGGATACCTTGTCTTTAAACAGGGCTCAACAACTCCAACAGGTGTCACAGGCCGCTGCTCAGCGCAGGTAATGGTCATCTAGTAACTTTGGGTTATCACACCCATTAACAAAAGTGGAATACGTTTATTCTTATCGCATAAAGAGAACACAGTTATGAGTACTGAAACAAATCAAGCCCAAGGCGACCAGGGTAACGGCGCAGGAGAAGGAAAGGACGCAGATGTCGTAACAGTCTCCAAAAAGGACTGGGAGAATTTAAACTCTACGCTCGGCTCCTTAAAGCGCGACCTAAAAGACTTGCAAAAGCCAAAAGATGAAAGCGCTACTCCGAAGGGAACTTCACAAACCACTGGACCTTCAGACTTAGACTACGGTCAGAAAGCACTTTTACGAGCTACGCTAAATATCAAAGGCGCTGATGAACTTCAGCTCGCCAAAGATTATATGAAGCGTGCCGGAGTAGATGCAGACGCCCTTGAAGGCGATGACATCTTCATGGCAAAGCTCGATAAACTGCGCACCACTAAATCTAACGAACTTGCTGCACAGTCCACTAATGGACGAGGCAACACAGTAAGTGGACGCAGCACCGTTGAATACTGGATAGCCAAGGGCGAACATCCACCCGCTGAACTCGGAAGAGATTTAGCGTATCAGTATGTTCAAGCTAAGCGAAACCAAGGTAAGAACACTAAGATGTTCTACAACGACAAATAGTGCAAATAAGTCCTGAAGGTTACTTAACCACTAACCTCAAACTATGGCTAACACAGTCATATACACCCAGGACTACGAAACGACGCTTCAGCATCGTCTCGCACACCCTCAGAACTGGAAAGAGGTTTGCGATGTCACTTATACTGACACCCGAACCATCAACAGCGGATACGTTTCTACGGTCCCTTCAGTTCAGACTGTCACTCGTGGTACTGCCTTCAACCCGCAGGACTTCGCGCAGACAGCGCAATCATTTACGATTTCAACAGGTCGCGACATCCCGATCTTTGTTGACTTCGCTGACCAGGCTCAGACGGGCTACAACACCCAGATGGAGATGGCAGAAATCCAGGCAGACTTGCTCAATGAATTCATTGAAGCAAACGTCCTCGCTCAGCATGCTTCATTCACAGACATCGGCGATCCAGGCACTGGCGTAATCACCTCCGGCCAAACTGGACAGATTACCGTCTCAGCTGCTAACATCGACGACATCATCCGTGGCTTGAAGCGCATCATCCGCAAAGCTAACGGCCAGTCTCGTATGCGCCAACTCGGCGTGTTCATCATCTGGCGTCCTGAAGACTTCGAGCTTCTCGAAGCTTTCGTTCAGGCTAACGGCTACAGCCTCGCTGACATCGCCCTCAAAGAGGGTACTGTTGAAGGCTTCCGCTACATGGGCGTTGACCACTACTGGTCCAACGACACTACCGCAAACCACTTGTTTGCTGGCGTGAAGAAATCGCAGCGTCTCGGCGTCTTGTCTTCCCTCTACGGTAAGCTCATGACCCAGGACTTCCCTGCTGGTTCTTCCGGTGGCGTCCTCTCAGGAACCTTGTTCTACTCGCGTGTCGACATCGGCCATTTGACCCCAGCGGTCTACGCGCCGACCTTGTACGACATCAACGTGGCGTCCTAAGTTGTTTCCTCACTCTGCCCCTTTACTGGGGTAGAGATGGGAAAATAACCCATCTATATGAACCTTTCACAAATGAAATCACTGATATACAAGCGCGTACCTACCAACGTGACGAACTTTCCCGACGCGGATATGGTAATAGAGCTCAATGCTGCTAATGAGTATTACCTATCTCTGATACGAGGGTACAAAGACATGTATCTCCCAACAGCCTGGACCACTTCCGATCTAAGCACAGGCACCGCGACACCCGTATTTGATCAGTTATTTCATGAAATGATTCCTCTTCGAGTGATCGCCCATAGGACAAGTGATCTGAAGAATCGAAACGTTGTAGCCAACGAACTTGCCGCCATGGAGCGCAATTTTGGCGCTTTCTATTCTACCCGCTCGCTCTCACCATTTACTGTCACGATAGCCTCGCCGGGAGTGTTCACGCTTCAAGATCATGGACTTGAGGCTTTTCAGGAAGTCGTATTGTCTACCACCGGTGCTCTTCCCACGGGCCTGTCTGCTAATACGATCTATTATGTTGTCCCGGTTTCCGACGACACATTCCAGCTCTCTGCCTCGATTAATTCCACGACTGCCATCAACACAACCGGCTCTCAAAGCGGCACACACTATATCTCTGGTCTCCGAGGTGCTCGTATCACTACACGGCAAACACAATACCTATGAAACCCGTCATCATTAACAGATTTGACGGCGGACTGACTAACGATCCTCGTGATCGTACTTCTAATGTAGTAAAGGCTCTCACCAATTTTGATGCTTTCTCCAATGTTCACAAACTTACTCCATTCCGTGATAGTGAGAATGGAGACAGTAGTTCAGCAACAAACCTGATAACAAGCTTTTCGATGGCTAAGACATCAGGCACTAGCCCAGCTGACGTCTACAATCTTTACGGTCTCGGCAGCACGTCCAATAAAGCAAAAATATACTACAAGGACCTAGCTACAGCTCTAGGTAATGCTACCTGGACCTCTACATCCAATAACGTATCCGCTGCTGGCACCGTAAGTCCTAACTTGTTTGTCCACTACTCCCGCTCCAACTCTGGCAGTGCAGTGAACAATTCAGGTATCATATTCGGCGCAAAAGCAGTCGGTGGCGCTGG